GTCACGCAACTCGTCGCCACCACCATCCAGAACTACCACAAGCAGTTCGCCGACAACGTCTCGAACTCGAATGCCGTCACCGCGCTGCTGCGTGAGGGCAACCGCGTCCGCGTCGTCGAGGGCGGCAGGGCTATCGCCTGCCCGCTGACCTACGCCGAAGAGACGTTTGCTTGGTACGTCGGAACGGAGCTTCTGTCCCGCGCCACCAAGGAGACCATCTCGGAGGCCGAGTACGCGCCGGCCAACGCCGTGGCCAGCGTCACGCTTTCGGGCCCCGATCTGGCGATGAACCGCTCCCGCGAGCGCATCCTCAACCTTCTGGAGGGCAAGCTCGACAACGCCGAAGCCACCATGAAGAACAACATCACCAAGGCGGTCTACGGCGACGGCACCGTGGCGAAGAGCTTCGCGGGCCTCAAGGCCTTCGTCACCCCGGACGGCTTGGGCCTCGTCGGCGGCATCGACGCGACGACGTGGACGTTCTGGAAGAACCAGTTCCAAGTGGTCACGCGCGCCACCGGCCTCCAGTACCCGGCCCTCGTGGCCGGCATGAACGCGCTCTGGATGAAGCTGATACGCGGCGCCGAGAAACCCGACCTGATCGTCGCCGACGCCGAAGTCTACAGCACCTACGAGAGCGGCCTGCAGCAGAACCAGCGGTATGCCGATGCCCGCCTCGGGGCCCTCGGCTTCGAGACCCTGAAGTACAAGACGGCACCCATCGTGTTCGACGGCGCCGCCACCGGCATCACGGGGGCGTACTTCCTGAACACGAAATATCTCAAGTTTGAAATATACTCGGGACGGAACTTCGAAGCCCTCGATCTGCCCGATATGTCGCCCGACATGGACGCCGTCACCCGCCACCTCGCCTTCATGGGCGCGCTGACGATGTCCAACCGGTTCATGCAGGGCAGGCTCACGGCAACGGGAACCTGACCTCATAGCGGCGGCCCGCCTGCGGGGAGCACGGGCCGCCGTTTTCCCCGCGCTCCCCACTGGAGCCCCTATGTCAGATACCCCGACCCTCGTCCGTTTCTTCTCCGGCTGGCAGCACGACGGCAACGGCCCCGACGGCCTGCCGCTGTACCGCGAAACCGTGCGCGTCCGCATGGACCGTCCGCCGTATCTCGGGATCGAGCGCGAAGCCGAAGAGGAAGACATCATCGACCATCCCGGGCCCTACGAGCTTTACCAGAAGACGTGTACCGGCCGGAAAGAGATCGTCGGCTACCCCTTGGCGCTGTGGCCGGCCTGCCCGCCGCACATTTTCCAGATGTGCGCCCAGCGCGACATCCACACCGTCGAGCAGCTTGCGCAGCTTGTCGCCAAGAAGCGCCGCTCCGAGGCCGCCAAGACCGTGCCGCCGGACGTGCTGGAACTGGCGGACCGCGCCGTCAAGATGATCGAGTTGCACGGCAAGGCCGGGCAGTACGAGGAGATCGTCAACCGCTTGCAGGGTGAACTCGACGCCGTGAAGGAGCAGTTCGCCGAGGCCATCATCACGATCTCCGCGCAGAAGACCCTGATTGATACCCTCAGGCTGAAGGCGGCTGCATAATGGCGCGGCTGGCCAGCATCGTCGATATCATCTCCGACGCCTCGCTGGAGATCGGCATCACGCAGACCCCGGTGACGAACGTCGTCACCACGTCGGACGAGGACGTGGCGCAGATGACGGCGCTGATGGGCAACGTCGCCGACGAGTTGCTGATCGATCCGCCGTACCGCGAGCAGCTCGGCGACGGCAACTGGCTGATCGACAGCGGCTTGGTGGTGCGGAAATCACGCCCGACGGCCGACGACGACATCGTCCTGTTCGACGCGCGCCTCGCCATCGACGGCCTGAAGTACCGCTTCCTGAAGGCCAAGGGCCTCGAATATGGCGAGGAGCAGCGGGACTTCCTGTCCCGCCTCAACAAGCTTGCCGGGAGAAACTCTCCCGTCATCGACCTCAACGTGGACCCGGGGCGCGTCCAATGAGAATGCAGGCGGCCGGATTTCTGCACCTGAAGAACCCTCGCGGGACGCCGGTCCGCGTCATGAACAGGGGCAGGCCCGACGCGCGCGTCGAGCACTTCGGGGCCCCCCTGAAAGGCCTGTCCCGGCGTTCGGAACTCCTCGCGGGCGACCCGCTGCTGGCCTCGATCCTGACCAACTGGATCGTCGAGGAGGACCGCATCACCGTGAGGCCCGGCTACATCAAGATAGGCCAGACGGCGGCGGCCCTGCCGGTATCGACCATGATCTCGTTTTCCGGCAACGGCCTTGAGCGTCTCATCGCGGCTTCCGGCACGACCCTGTGCGGTACCGACGGCAGCATCCTCTCCAGCGGCTGGGGCGGCGACGACTGGGCGTGGTCATCCTACAGCAACTTGTCATCCGTCGATTACACCATCATGGTCAACGGCTACGACGGCGTCGTTTCGTGGGACGGCACCACGTTCGTGAAGGAGACTGTAACGGCTCCGCCGGGCGAGACGTGGGTCAACCCGAACAGCTTCGACAAAGTGCTGTCGCACATGAACCTGTTGTGGTTCGCCGACAGCGATAACCTCGCGCTGTACTACCTGCCGCTCCAGCAGAAGAGCGGGGCCCTGACGCTGTTCCCGCTCAACGCGATGTTCAAGCGTGGCGGCCACATCACTTCGATCAATACGTGGACCGTCGATGGCGGCTTGGGCCTCGACGACGCGCTCTGCATCTTCACCAGCAACGGCGAAGTGGCGATCTATTCGGGCACCGATCCGGCCACCGATTTCCAGAAGATCGGCACCTTCCGCTTCGACGCTCCGATGTCCAAGAACTGCGCCATCAACTTCGGCGGCGATCTCTACGTCCAGATCGCCACGGGCTTCGTGCCGATGACGACGATGGTGCGCGCCGAAGCGGAGCAACTCGGCAAGTCCGACATAGGCGTGATGAAAGAGTTCGGCGACATCTCGCGCGTCCACGGCGACGAGTACGGCTGGCAGGTCATAGTCAACCAGCACACCAACCACGCGATCTGCAACCTTCCGCTGGGCAACGGCAAGTATGAGCAGATGGTACGCCGGATGCCGGGGCAGGTGTGGTCGAAGTGGGTAAACATACCGGCGCGGTGCTGGGCGTGGCTCCACAACAACACCTACTTCGGCGACGACCACGGCGGCATCTACCTCGGCGGCGACGAATACCTCAACGACAACGGCGCGGCCATCGACGCCGACGTGCGTTTTGCGTGGTCGAACTTCAAGAGCATGTCCAAGAAGCAGTTCAAGATGCTTCGGCTCTACACCATTACCGACGGCCTGCCACGCCCGTTCATGGCGGTCGAGGTTGACTACGACAACACGGCGCCGATCAACCAGCCCGACCTCACCGTGGGGCCCGGCGGCGGCGCGGACTGGACCACGTCGCCGTGGGACACTTCGGACTGGGCGCTCGCGGTCCAGCCAAAACAAAACTGGCAAAGTGTCACGGGCCTCGGGCGCATCGGCGCCGCCCGCGTCCGCGTAAGCATCACCGGATGCTCGTTCTCCCTGACCGGCGTAGACGTGATCTACGAGTTGGGGGGCCTGCTGTGAGGGTCCAGTTCGGCGACCTCCCCGACGACGCCAAATTCCTGATGTCGGCTGCGACGGGGCTCGACTTCTCGCCGTGGGTGATCAAGGCCCCGCGCTGGTTCTCGGCGTGGGCCCGCGACGAGCGGGGCGCCATCGCCGGGATTTTCTGCATCGAGTTCAAGTATTCGTGGGAAGGCTACGTCAACGTGGTGGTGCTGGACAGGCGATGCATGACCCGCCGGGCCCTGCGCGCGATCTTCACCGCCGCGTTCTCGCAGGCCGTGCGCCTCACGGCCGAGGTCGATCCCGATAATCGCCGGGCCCTGCGCCAAGTGCAGCGGATGGGCTTCGTGTACGAAGGCTATCGCCGCATGGGCGTCGAAGGCCGTCGCGATGCGATGTGCTACGGCATGCTGCGCGGCGACTGCAAGTACCTCCCCGGCTATACCGGCCCCACCGTGATCGCGGAGCCGGTGCTGGACGCCGCAGTCTATGAAAGGGTCCACTGATGGTTTCCCAGCCTTCACCTCCCGATCCGTACGCGACGGCGGCGGCGCAGAACGCGCAGAACCAGTCCGCGAGCCAGTACAATTCGGTCAGCAACAACGCCGACCAGATCAACCCGTATGGGTCGGTGAGCTATCAGGCCATCGAGCAGGTGCCGATCTACACCAACGGCCAGATCACCGGCTACGCGCCGCGCTACCAGCAGACGACGACGCTTTCGCCGGACCAGCAGAAGCTGCTGGGGCTCGAAACCCAGACAAAGTACAATCTCGGCACGACGGGCGTCACCGAGAGCGCGAACCTGAACAACGCGCTGTCCAAGCCGATGGACACCAGTTCGTGGACGCCGTGGCAGACCGGCCAGACCGCGCAGCCGATACGCCAAGACCAAGCCCCGACGGATCAGGCCGCTGTCCAGAAGGCGATGATGGACGCCTACAACTACAATGTGGACCCGCAGCGGAAGGCCCAAGAGCAGCAGCTTGCCGCGCGCGGCCTGTCGCCGGGCGGCGCCGGCTACGGCACCTACCAGAAAGCCAACACCGACGCCGACACCAACGCGGCCAATCAGGCGTTTCTGGCGTCCGGCAACGAGGCCCGGGCCAATCAGGCCGCCTACAACGACGCCTCGACCCAGAAGTTCAACATGGATCAGGCGCTGGCGAGCTACTACAACAACATGCGGCAGGCGCAGGCTCAGGAGAGCTACACGGCGCGCAACCAGCCGATCAACGAAGTCACCGCGCTGATGTCCGGTTCGCAGGCGACCGTGCCGCAATTCCAGCCGTTCCAAGGCTCGCCCGTCGCGGCCTCGAATATCGGGCAGTACATCAGCGACAACTACAAGGCGGAGAGCGCGGCGGCCGCGCAAACCAACGCCGGCATCTTCAGCATGGTCGGTGGCCTCGCGAAGATGATGCCGATGCCATGACAGGAGAGTTCGATGGGTTCAGGTGGTGGCGGCGGCGGAAATCCCGCCTTGTTGACGCAGAACGCGGCCCCTATGGGAGGCCTCCCGATTGCCGGATAAGACAGCA